GGAACTTTCCAGCTTTGACATTTTAGCCTATCCCTGTACATTTGAGGAAACCTCTTGTATAGCTGTGATAGAAGCTCTGTCAGCTGGTCTAAGGGTGGTAACAAGTAACATAGGAGCACTGCCTGAAACTACAGAAGGATGGGCAACTATCTATCCCTATCTGATGGATAAGGATAAACATGCTGAGGTGTTTGCTTCCATTCTTAAGAAAGAAATAGAAGCTGTGAGAAACGGAATGCACCTTGAAGAACAAGTGAAGACATATGCTCCTAAGTGGAGCTGGGACAATAGAATAAACCAATGGACAAACTATTTAGACACATTGACCCCAAAAGAGCTTTAGACATAGGGGCACATGTAGGTTCTTTTACTAAAGAACTCTACTATAAATTCCCTGAGTGTCAAATAGTTATGATAGAGGCTAACAAAAACTGTGAGCCCTATCTAAGACTGCTGGGTAAGCCCTACGAAATTGTAGCTCTGTCTGATAAAAATGGAACAGCTGAGTTACATATAGAGGATGTAAATCCAATTGGTACAGGAAGTTCCTTGTATAAGGAGAACACCAATTGGTACACAGAGGGTAAAACACAGACAGTGATTACAAAGCGCCTAGATGATTGCAACTACTTTGATGGAGCTCCTATAGATTTCATTAAACTAGATGTACAAGGTTCTGAGTTAGACATAATTAGAGGTGGTGAGAATACAATAAAAAATACTACCTTTGTAATGATGGAGGTGTCCTTACTTGAATACAATCAGGGAGCACCTCTCATGGATGCTGTGGTGAACAAGATGATAGACCTTGGGTTTTATATTGTAGATATTGTTGACTACCATTGTTCTAACGGCATCATCTTCCAATTGGACTTATTATTTAAAAACTTAAAACAATAATTAGCTATGAAAATGCTTTTTGCAAAGATCAATCCCGTTGCTGAAATTCCTGAAATGGAATCTCCTTTTGCCTATGATGTTAAAACAGCTGACTATCTAACAGCGGTAGCATCTCCTTATCGCTTAGGTGCTGAAGAAGTGAGCTTTAGTCTCATCTATGGTACTGCTACATTTGATGCTGAAGGAAACATGGAAACCTTCAAACGTCTGTTGGGCGGTAGCCTCAACTTGGGTGCTCCTTACATTCAAGAGTGGGGTATTGATGACACTGTAATTCTTGGCACTATTTGTGAGCAAGTAGGAACAGAAGCTGTTGAGTTTATTGAAGGAAATCCAAAGGACTTCAATCCATTCTAATTGAACATTAAAACCAACAAACATAATGGTCAAGAAGATATTCTACAACAGCTCTCTCCCAAGAGCTGGAAGTACCCTTATTCAAAACATTCTAGCACAGAATCCAGAGATTCATTCCACTCCTACATCTGGCATCTTTGAGATGTACACAAATGCCCGTAACTATTTCTCTAACGGATTAGAGTTTAAGGCACAGGATCAACAACTCATGGAAGCAGGGTTTAAGGGAATGTTGAAAGATGGACTCTATGGATTCTATAATGCTATAACAGAACGTCCGTATGTTATGGAAAAATCTAGGGGTTGGGCAATGGAGCGTGATTTTCTTCATGCCTTTGATCCCAACCCCAAGATTATTTGCATGATTAGGGACATCCGTGCTATATATTCTTCTCTAGAGAAGAAGTATAGACAGAACCCTTTGGTGGACACAAACATTGCTAACTGGGGAAACCTAACAGGTACCACCACAGATAAGCGTATGGTGGTGTGGTCCAACAATCCTCCTATTGGTCCAGCTCTGGACCGATTATACCAGACACTCGTAGCTGGTACACATCAACACATCCTATTTATTAAATTTGAAGAACTGTGTATAGATCCTAATGCGCAACTAAAGCGCATCTATGACTATCTAGAGATTCCGTTCTTCCAACATGACTTCAAAAATATTCAACAATACTCCACAGAAGATGATAAGTGGTATGGAATATTTGGAGATCATGTCATTCGTGGTGAACTCAAACCTGTAAAGGATGATTATCGTGAAGTGTTAGGACCTAATGCTTGTAAGATAATAGAGGACAGTTATAGATGGTTCTTTAATGATTTTGGATATAAAATATAACCAATGAACGTAGGATATAAAACAGAAGCAGAAGCAGAAGAAAAACTAACAGTGTTAGAAGACCGTTCTGTAGATAGTAATAAGTATGTTGTATGGCACATCGAAGGTGGGTTAGGAAAGAACATAGCAGCAACATCTCTTATAAAGGATGTGAAAGAACGCTATGCTGATAGAAAACTCATTATGGTGGTATCCTATCCAGAGATATTCCTAAACAACCCTAACATACACAGGGTGTATAGAGTGGGTTCCACTTCTTACTTCTATGATGATTATATAAAGGATAGGGACACTATTGTATTTCGTCATGAGCCTTATTTCCAAAGTGACCACATCATGCGTAAGAAGCATCTGATACACAACTGGTGTGACCTGCTTGATGTTTCTTATAAAGAACAGCTTCCTCAGCTTCATCCCAATGCTGTACAGAAGATGTTGCAATACAACTGGCAAAGAGAAAAACCTGTAATGGTAATACAAACTAATGGAGGTTCATTTAATAGTACATTCTCTTATGCTTGGACTAGAGACATGCCTTATGAAGTAGCTGTGGCTATTGCTGAGCGTTATAGTAACACTCATCACATTATACAGGTGACTAGACCAAACACCAATCTGATTCCTAATGTAGAACATGTAACACAACAAATGTCCAACTTTGAAATGTTCTCCATCCTTGCCACATCTCAAAAACGTGTGTTAATAGATTCTTTCTTACAACATGCTGCAGCAGGAATGGGACTTTCTTCTACAGTGTTATGGGTAGGAACATCTCCTGTCAACTTTGGATATAAGATGCACAATAATATTGTCGCTAAAGATCCTCCTGGCACTACAAAGCTTATAGATAGCTACATCTTTGATTATTCCTTTGAAGGAACTGTTCACGAATGTCCTTACAACAGTATAGAGGAAATGTTTGACATTAATAACATATTGAAAACTATATGATTATTGCACTCTTTGGACAACCACATAGTGGTAAGTCAACAATAGCAAACCAGTTTCCTTCTTATAAAAATATAGATGGGGACAAGCTCAGAGAGTTATTTGCTAACAAGGACTATAGCAGAGAAGGACGTATTAGAAACTTGAACAGAGCTAGTGATATTGCTCACTACCTACATAGTCATGGTAATAACATCACTCTATCTCTTGTATATCCATATAAAGAAGCTCGAGACTATCTCAACAGTCTCACAGAAGATGTGTGTTGGATATATTTAACATATGAAGGAGAAAGAGGAAGAGAGAAGTTTCATGTTCAAGACTTTGAACAACCTTCAGAAGAAGAAGCTTTGTACATTGATACATCTTCCTTATCTTTGGATCATTGTGTACAACTAATAAACAACTACATCAATGCAAAACGTTCTAGCAAAAGCAGCAAGTAAATCAGGACAATGGGCAATGTTCATTGGTAGATGGCAACCATGGCACGAAGGACACAGATGGTTGATTGACCAAGCATTTAACGAAGATAAAAAGGTGCTCTTGTGTATAAGGGATGTTCCTGTGGATGAGAAGAACCCCTGGTCTGCTATTGAAGTGATGATGAACCTCACTAACGAACTAATAGATCTTGTTGAGGAAGGTAAGTTGAGAATCATCATCATCCCTGATATTGAATCTATCAATATTGGTAGAGGAGTGGGTTATGATGTTATAGAACATGTTCCTCCTGCAGACATACATGACATCTCTGCTACAAAGATTAGAGAACAAATGAAAGCAGAGGGTAAGTTATGATGCAAGTAGAAAGAAAACGACACATAGCTAAAACTGTTAGCTACCGCCTCATAAGTACACTCATTGGTGTTCTCACTATGTTTATTGTAACAGGATCTATAAAAGCAGGTGCTGCATTTGGTGTGGCTGAGTTGTTATGGAAACCTATACAATACTACATCCACGAACGTATATGGTATAAGTGGATTAGATATGGTTTAAAAGGACAAAAACAACCTGACTAGCATCTATCTTCTGGTGGCATTCAAACTGTCTGTCTGTTCCCTTGTGTTCAGGACACCAGTCCCAATCTCCTGCATCAAATCTTACGTCTTCTCTATTCCAACACCCGTGACAAACATTTTTGTTTGTAATTCTAATACAATCAAACTCGTGGTTATCTTCAGTGAAATTACTGATCATAACCACTTTTTTATTCATAGCCCAGGCTAACCAACTAAGTCCACTAGATAGTCCTATGAACAGATGACTGTGATGAATGATATTCATAGTGTTCTCTATGGATGCATCTTCTATCTGCTCACAATTGTCAAAAGGATTCTTCTCCTTAGATACATTGATAACATTGTATCCCTTCTCGTGTAGGAAGTTTATTACAAGCTGCCATCCTTCCTTGGTCCAGAACTTACATCCAGAGGTAGAATTTGTAGCTATTGTAACATATTTACCATATAAATTGTTACGAGGAGTGAACGCAATTCTTGGTTTAAGTTCTTGATAATCAAGACCTAAGATGTTAGTGGCTGCCTCTTGGAGGTTTACAGTGTTGCACAAAGCTGGTTCTTTATCTGGATTGTAGAACCAACCTATGCTATACATACCAAATATACTTTCAGCCCTCTGACCAGGCTCAATAAACTCAAGCTCTGGATAGACATCCTTGAACAGGAAGTTCTTAAACGTGCTCACTATTACATGGCAGTTGTGTTTCTTCTTAAACTCTAGCACATATGGCATCCAAGCTATTGTGTCTCCTAAGGATTGACTATCAAATGCTATGTAAACACGTTGGTTTGTATAGTCTAGAGTGTATTCATAATAAGGAACATCATCTTTCCACATCTTAATCGTCCACTTGGTGAACCACCTCCTATTTAGCTTAATCCAGTTCTGGACACCTATTGTGTTTCTGTAATGACACACACCTGCTTCATCGTAATATTCCACTCTAAACTTGCTCTTAGATCTTCCCTTGATTTCAAGGAATGGTTCTAATACAAAGTTGTGATCAATTGTCACATGTTCGCTAGATTGTACAACATTTTGTACAACTTTCTGATAGATGGTAAGATGTGTAAGAGCAAATTCAAGCTCCTGGTTCTCAGGAATGTTATAAGTCTTTAGGTTCTTAAGCTGCTCATACACCTGTTCTTTCAGCTTAGATGGATCTAAATCAGTAATATATTTCGTAAACATGTCTCCATACTGAGGAAGATTCCTAGCAATGATCGGTAGTCCATGCCCTATGGCTTCTCTAATCACTAATGGATTGCATTCAAATGTACTGTTGAACAGGAACAAATCAGATCCTGCCATAAACTCATCTACATCATTACGCTCTCCCCATACATGTACATTATCAGGAAGGTCTTTCATCAGGGGCTCCCAGTAGTGCTGGAAGTTACCAGCTTGGTTACCTACAAAGTGGAAATGTACATCTGGTATTTGTCTAGCTAGTTCTACAGCTTCTCCTTGATTCTTGCCAGGTGTCCATAGTCCTACATTGAGCACATGCATTCCCTCTCCAAACATAAATTTAGTGGCCTCCTTCTTCTCTATAGGAAACTCCACTACATACTTAGGAGAAGGCATGTTTGCAAATGTCTTTAGATGATGTGGTGTACAGAACATGTAGCTGTCTGGGTGGAAGCGCTTCTCAATGTCTGGCTTGAATATAATGTTGTGACATGTCTCAATCATCCTCCATGTCCTATCTGGAGCATACAAAGCTTCTCTCAGGGATTCTGGCCAATTGTTCCAGCCATCTTCCACCATTTCTTCTATATGTACAACATCAATATTATTATTCTTGATGATGTCCATCACCTCCATCTTATCCTCTCCCAGTGTCCAGAAGTGACGCACTAACTTTTTTATCTGATCTTTTTGTACAACAAAGTGATCGCTGTGATTGGAATATTCCACAACATAGATTTCTACATTTGTGTGAGCCTGCAAAGCCTGTATTCTTCTCAAGAGAAAGGCAGGCATCCCACCAGTGGATAGATGTGGTGCTATGAATAGTATTCTTAAGTAATTCTTCTGGCGTTCTAACATCTTATACATAGTGGCAGCATCCTTCTCTCCATGATAGAATAACAACTCATTCACTGAGGCTGGTGTAGATACAAAATGACCAATCTGTTTTTTATATCCAGCAAACTCTACATTGTTCACTCTATCTAGAGATGCGTTCATGTAGATGTAAGGAAGCCCTTTGAGCCCTTTCTGAGCCCATAAGAGAATGTTAGCTATTGTTTCTTCGTGGTAGGGAGCATAATATTGTGGATTTTGTAACACTTTAGGATGATTACACATCCACCACCACTCATCCAAGAACTCTATACACCACTGTCCAGCCACAAAATAGCCCGTCTGTCTGTATTTATCTCTTATATATTGGTTTACACCAAACAGCTCACATGCTGGATGTTCAAGACTTGTAGACATGTCATCTCTACTTTCTACACCACCTCTACCATTAATAATCATCCATTCGTATATCCCTTCTGTGAAATATGGATAGTTGTTCTTGGATGGGAAATAGTCAAATATTCTGTCTACATACCTGGTAGCTACACTATCAGCATCTACATATGCCACCACCTTAGCATACTTCAGTGCATCTTTAACAATGCATGGACGCTGGATGAGCATATTGTAAACATCTATGTTAACCCTATCAATATATTTCTGCTGAGGGAGGTCTTTTGTTTTACAATCCCAACGGAAAGTGATAGCTCCATCTATATCTATATCTGAGTTGAGCATGTATACCATCACTGGGAAACTACTAAATGTCCTGATAGAAGCTACACAGGCTAATACAGTTTCTTTATAACTCTCTGTAGCATAGAGTACATAAGCTTTTTCCCATCTTCTGTCCTCATTGACATAGTACCCATACCACTGATTGTCATACAGTTTTATCAATCCTGGATAGCGTTCTAACATTACATCTGGTGTAAGGTCTGCTTGGTGATGAGTTTCATACTCGTTCCCATACTCCTCACCATCCTGAGGCATCATATAGGGAACTGCCACAAGAAATCTTTTATCTATTAGGTTAAAGTGTGTAAGTAGATCTGTAGCTTTCTCTGTGTGAACATGTTCAAGAACATCTCCTAGAATGATAAAGTCATAGGACATTACATCAAATGTTAGGATGTCTCCAACATAAACATTGTCATATTTAGACCTCAGGTTAAACTGGTCTATATAAGGAGCCCATATTTCTACAGCATCCATTCTATATCCTAAATTCCTTAGCAAGTCTGAATATGTTCCCTGTCCAGGACCTACATCTAGAATGCGTGTTCCTGTAGGAATATTGTCTATAAACCACTGTTTTATGTCAGATTTGAAATAAGAATAACTGTTTGGCATAAGTGGTTCAAAGGTAGAAAAAATATTTGGTAGTTTCAAATTAATTACATAGATTTGCTTCAATAAGTGTAATGTGCACTTTACGCTATATTATGCAAAAAAGCATACAAAAAACATTCCTCTATAGTTGTTAGTAGGAGTGTTTTACTTTTTATAAATTTATCCCTTCACCATAACTAAATAGCATTTCCCTATCTACAGGATAGGTATGTGCTATTTTTACATTATGTAAGAACATGAAAGACAATCCTACAGTTGCAGTGATAAAATCTTGGATATTCCCAGGACTTGTATCATTAGTTTCCATCATGATCTGGAACGACGTGAATGAGATCAAAGCTGATGTAAAGGCATTGATGGCTCAGTCAAACATTGACAAAACTCGTATAGATAATCTAGAGAGGAATGTATATAAGACAGTTACAAATCACCCTGATGAAAATCCAATGATGATATTGGCTAGATTTGAAGGTGTTCTTCCAAAAAATAAAGAAATAGATGAAGACTAGTTATATTATAAACTCAGTTGTAATTCTATTTGCCATCATCATGCTCTATAGAACAGAATGTGGCAAGCCTGTTGTTCCAGGTGAGACAATTAAAATCGATGGAAAAAAGTATGAGGTGATCAAACAAGTGATTGATACTCAATACATTAAAGTGAAAGAAACCAAATACAAGAAAGGAGAGGACATCTATCATGACACTACTATTTATCTACCTGTGCCTGTGCTTGACTCTGCACAGATTGATTCGATACTCTCGCAATTTTATGCAAAAAACACGTTCAAAGACACTATGAAGGTGGGTAAGTTTGGACAGATATATATAGATGATACAGTGCAATATAATAAACTTGTAGGTAGAGCTATGTCTGCAGACTTACAATTTCCTTCTGTAACCAATACAATCACTGTAAAAGAGAAACCTAAAGCACAACTATACCTAGGTGGTAGAGTGGATTATTTACAAGGACAAGGAATCCAAAGTCCTTCAGTTGGAGTGATGGTTAAAACCAAACGTGATAGGTTATATGGAGCATCTGTAGGAATTGGTAATAACCAAAGGACTGTATACGGACTTAATATGTATATAAAATTATTCTAATATGATAAAGAACTTTATTTGGAGCCTATTGGCTGAAGATGGAAAACTTAGCAGCAAGAGATTTGCTGGCTTAATATCAACACTTTTCCTATGCATCACCCTACTTTGGAATAGCTTCAGCGAAGAACATATTGCGCCTTCAACCATTCTTGTTGAGTGTGTTACAGCTGTAGCAATTGGTGCTCTTGGTATTTCAGCTGCCCAGACAATCTTCAAAAAACCTGAAGAAAAAGAATGAAGAATCTCTCAAAGGAAGAGCTCTTAAGTAGGCTTGAAGCAATCAATCGTTCCAATGCTATCATCTACTTTGACTTGGAAGGGTACATCTTGGGGATGAACTCAATCTTTCTCTTGGCAATGGGATATCAAGAGGAAGACCATAAGCAACTAATTGGAAAGCATCATAGTATTTTTGTAAGTTATGAGTATTCCAAATCTGATGAGTATAAAAAGTTTTGGGAAACGTTAAGAAGCGGCAAGTTTTTTGAAGGTGAATTTGAAAGGAAGAAGATGGATGGTGCACCTATATTTTTACAAGCAACCTACAATCCTATCTTTGATGAAAACAATGTCATCACAAAGGTGATGAAGATTGCGACTGACATAACAGAAACAATCAATTATAAGAACAAGATTGATGCTCTTTCTAAAGACTTGCAACTTGAGCTGGATAAGTCACAACAACTAAAAAACGCAATTGAGATAGAGAAGAACGCTGCTTTGAATGACTTGGATATACTGATGAAGAAGTCACAATCCGAGTTAATCAAGACAATTGTTGTAGTTGCTTTGGTAGTTATTATGGGTGTTGGTGTTGTAACAACTATTATGTATTGGATGGCTATGGTTACTGGCAGAGATACACAGATAATAGGGTCAACCTGGTCAAATATGTTTAGCGTACTATTGACCAACGCATTTTCAATAGTGGGAACAATTATGGGTATCAAATATGCCACTCAAGACGATGGTAAACAAAAAAAATAAAATATGAATCTGACAAAACTCAACACAATCATTCCAGCCACTGTAGCAGATCAAATCCCTGCTGTAATTGAGAAGTTTCAAATAAATACACCACTTAGGCTGGCTCACTTCTTGGCACAATGTGCTCATGAGAGTGGCAACTTCAAAGCTGTTAGTGAAAACCTTAATTATGGTGCAGCAGGACTGCGTTCTATATTTGGGAAATACTTTAAAGACGATGCATCAGCTAAGGCTTCTGAAAGAAAGCCTGAGAAGATAGCTAATAAAGTGTATGCTTCTAGGATGGGTAATGGAGATGAAGCTAGTGGAGATGGATTCAAGTTCAGAGGTAGAGGATATATTCAACTGACAGGTAAAGATAATTATTCAGCATTTGATAAAGTGGTAGATGATAACATCCTCAGTGCTCCTGAGTTGGTGGCTACCAAATACCCATTGTTATCAGCAGCCTGGTTCTGGAACAGTAGAAGTTTAAATGCTTTGGCTGATAAAGGAGCTACAGTGGCAGATGTTACAGCAATCACTAAGAAAGTGAATGGTGGTACTCACGGTCTTGATGACAGAATAAGTAAGTTTAAAACATTCAACGCAGCACTAGCATAAATTTAATAAGATGGCAAAAGGAAAATCATCAGGAGAAGCCAAGAAAATCAACTTTGGCAAACGTAAAAATGGAAAAGCTTCTAAAACTAGAGGTCCAAAAGACAAACCAGTTAAGAAATATGTAGGACAAGGTAAATAATCAATTTGATTAGAGTGGATTTAATTGACTTAGTTAAGCAAATTTAACATAGGTCATTGATAATCAAAACTTATTACATAAATTTGTGCAGTTATGGCTATTTTATCAAAACAAATAGGTTGGAGCCAAGAGAGTAATCTTCTTTGGGAACTGTTAAAAGAAGTTAACAGGCTTTCTGGTATAACGTCTACACTAAACAATATTACAGTTGATAGTGCTATAACCTATGCTGACAGTACAGGGTTAGATGCTTTTGCTAGACTTAGAGCATCTTTACCATTTACTATTGGAGACTATAAACATGTGTACGGACTAAATATAAATTTTCTTGACAAGTTAGCAAATGGGGGAACTGTTACGTTTCAACCAGATCAGTCAAGTGCTTTATTATCTACAACGTCAAATCCTGCAAGTAGTGCTATTCATCAGACAAAAGTCTATCATAACTATATTCCTGGAAAGAGCCAATTGATATTTTCAACTATTTGTTTTAAAGCAGCTGTTGTTAATGTTACAAAAAGAACAGGTTATTTTGATGATGATAATGGTATTTACTTTGAACAAAATGGTGCTGGTGTTTTAAGTTTTTGTGTAAGAACAAACACTAGTGGAACACCTAGTGATGCTTCTAAGGTTGCGCAGTCTTCATGGAACACTGATAAATGTGACGGTACAGGACCTTCAGGATATAATCTAGATATAACTAAAACACAGTTCTTTTATACAGATTTCACATGGCTTGGTCTTGGTAGAGTGAGGTGTGGATTTTTAGTTAATGGACAATTTATAATAGCCCATGAATTTAGAACATCAAACACAATTGATGTTCCTTATATGTCTAGTCCTAACTTACCTTTAAGATGTGAGATATTTAATACAGGAACTACAACAGGCGGTTCAATGAACCAAATATGCTCATCAGTAATAAGTGAGGGTGGTGATGCTGATGCTGGTCAAGACTGGTCAACATTAAATTCAACATTAAGAACAGTTGCTGCAGGAGATACACTTCCATTAATAGCAATTAGGTTAACCAATACATTTCAAAGCTATCCAAATAGACTTTTTGTTCGTTTACAGGAATTTAGTCTTTATTCTGTAAAGGAACCTCTTGTGTACAAAGTGATAAAGCTTCCAGATTCATCCTATTTAACTGGAGAAACTTGGGCTCCTGTAGATGCAAGGTCTGGGGTGGAGTATAGCGTAAATGCTACAGCATATACAGATGGTCTTACATTTGCTTCAGGATATGTTTCTGCTGCTGTTGGGAATAGAGGAGCTGTGAATGCTGATGCAAATGCATCAGACGCAAGACAGAATTACATTTCACAAAACTACGACTCTACAGATTCAGAAATTTATATAATTGCAGTGACTAATATTGGTACTACATCTACAACAGCAGGCGCTTCTGTTCAGTGGAGAGAAATATATTAAATTAATTTAAAATGGCAATACCAAGTAGACAAATAGGTTGGAGTACAGAGTCAAACCTTCTTTGGCAGATTTCCAAGCAATTGGATCAGTTGATTAAGGTGACTGCATCATTGACTACCACAACCACTACCACTACAGCTGCTCCATAAGAGAATTAGTTAGAAACCAACAAACTACATATATGAAGGATCTTAAGTTCATCTGTACTTCTGAAGAATGGAGAGAGGTTCCTGAATTTGATGGATATCAGGTGAGTAGTTTTGGTAGAGTTAGAGGAGTAGATAGACTTAGAAACAGTAAACATGGACTTCGTTTAATTAGAGGAAAAGAGTTAAAACAGGTTCTTAATAAAAAAGGGTATCCTGAGGTTAGACTTCGTAAAAATGGATCTCATACGAGATTAGTTCACAAACTTGTAGCTAGTGCCTTTCTAACAAAACCTGAACATTGTACTCAAATTAATCACGTCAATGGTATAAAAACTGATAATAGAGTGACTAATCTTCAATGGGTAACTCAATCAGAAAATCAACTACATGCCTATAAATTAGGACTACAACCTAATAGATCTGGTGAAGGTAACGGTAGAGC